TCAAAACTCGTTTGAGTAATTTTACCGACCTCAGCCGAAAACTCAGGCTTGTCTTGAATAACTTGTTTTAAATCCTTTACCTGAGCGACCAATAAACTCATATCCGAGGATTCGTTTTGAATTTTGCCTCGAATAATTCCCTCGTTTTGGTATTGTATCGCTAACCTCGTCAAGTCTTCATTTGACATCGAGCCTATTTTATCGTTTAAAGCTTTAGGAATTACTCTCTCGTTAGGGTGTAAAATAGCCTGAAAGCCTCCTTTTCCGTCAATACCTCTCCCATTGGATCCAGTATCCTCAGTTCCGTCGTGAAACGCTGGAAGCGAATTAATAAACGCTTGTAATAATGTAACGTCTCGGATTGTTTCAGCGAGAGGATTTTCGACCTGTGCCTCGACTTTGCTGGAATACGTTGAGTAAACGGATTGAGCTAATTTAATCCTCTCTTGTTTTTTTAATTCAGCTTCCTTTTTTCTATTTGCTTCCTCGATAATTCTTTGATTTTCAGCGAGAGATTGCTCAGCTTTTATATTTCCATTCTTTGCGAGGTCTTGTAAAAAAGTTTGTTGTTCTTTTGCTTTAGCCAGTTCCTCGTCAATAGCCTTAATTCTCTTTTGAGATTGCTGAATAAAAAAGTCAGCCGTTGCTTTGTATAAAGCTCTTTTTTCTTGTTCTCTTGTTTTAATTTTATTTAACTCGTCCTCGTCTTTAGCGTCTTGTTCCTCTTGTTTTTTGTCATTATATCCCTCAACTTCATTCGCAAAAGCTTCATTATTTTCCTCAATTTTTTCCTGAGTTTTTTGGTCAATATTCAATATTTCGTTTTGACCTTGTTCGTATATTTTTACCTTTTCAGTTTCTCCGTCAGCAAATCGCTTTTTTTGTTCATTTTCAAGCTCTGTTTTTTTAACGTCAAAATTTGCGTTTATTTTATCGATAGCCGTTTGATTAGTTCCAGCTCCTTTAATTAAATTATCTCGCTGATTTTCTAAATCTTTTAATTCTTTTGCGTTAATCCTTTTAATTTTAAGGTCAACGCTGTCTTGTTCAAATTTTACTTTATCCTCAATATATTGTTTTTCTTTTTGAGCTTTGAGATTAATTAAATTGTTTAAATATTCGACTTCAAACTTTCCAGTTTTTACAATATTTTCAATTTGTCTTTCAAATTCGTCGTCGATAACTCTTTCAAGTCCCTCGATTTCTCGTCTTTGTTCGATCCTACTAATATCCTCTAAAAGTTCACGCTGTTTTGATAAATATTCATTTGTATCTCTAAGCTCCGTATTTATTTCCCTGGTCGTCGTTAAATTTGATTTCCCTGATTTTTTACTTTCTTTGTTAGTTTCTTTTTGTGTTATACTTAAATCCTCATAAATCTCTGAATATTCTTTAATATTATTTTTCAAACTTGTCTCAATCGACAACATTTGATTAAGCTTTATTTTTGTAGCTGTTCCAACGTTTTTATTTATTTGTCGATTACGAGCGTCCTCTTTTTTGGCTAACTCAACCTTTTCCTCATAAATTGGTAAATATTCTTTTTCCTGGTCGATAATGGCTTTAATTACAGCTTGTTTTTTCTCTAAAGCGATCAGCTCATTTTTATCAATTTCCTTTTGATTTTTTGCGTTTACGTTTGCGAGTCTCAGCTCGTTTTCAATCTTTCTGAAATCTTCGTCTTTCTTTTCTCGAATATCTTTATCTCTTGCTTGTTCGTCTTGTTTTTGCTTATCCTGAGCTTTTTGAATATCGGCTTTCGCTTTGGCTTGTTTTTCTTCTTCCTCCCTTGCCTCCTTTGCACCTGAGGCGACGTCATACCAGGCAAAAGCTAACTCCGTAACGGCTGAAATTATTAAAAATATACCTATTGAGGCGAAAGCCTTTCCAAATCCTTTTACGGCTTGTCCTGAATTTTTTAAACCTTTGGCGACGTTCTCCTGTTCTTGACGATAAGCTTTTGTTAAAGGAATTTGTTTAAGGATTTCCTTTCCTAATTTTTTAAAGTCAGTTAAATACAATTTTTGAGCCGTTCTAAGTGCTATCATTGTAGTCTTGTAAACTAAAAACGCTCTAATTAAACGACCTATAATATTTACGATTTGAGGTAAATTCTGACCGACCCATTTTAATCCGTCAATCAATCCCTGAAACGCTCCCTCTCCAGTTCCTATCGAGGTAAATAAAGCAAGAAAAGAATTTTTAAGCTCCATTAAAGCAAAGCCTAAAGTATTCGTTCTTTTGTTTGCTTGTTCTTGAGCGACTCCGTTCGTATCCATTTGCTCAGTCAACTCGCTTAATCTCTCAGTATTTTCAAGTATTATTTGACCAGCGACAACGTTTTGAACGCCAAAAACTTTCGTCATTCCCTCAGCGTCTTCCAGTAAAGGAGTTAAAGCCTCAAGCCTTTCCTCAAATGGGATCGTCTCGTCCGACAATGTTTCAAAAGAAACTCCTAACTCGTTTAAAATATCCTTTGCGTCAGTCGGTAAAGCGTCAGGAGAGGCAAGTTTTAACATTACGTTTCTGAGCTTAGTTCCAGCCTCAGCTCCTTTTTGTCCGTTTTCAGCAAGTAACTCGATTAAAGCCGTTGACTCCTGGACGGATACGTTTGAGCTTTTAGCAATCGCTCCAAATTTTAATAAAGCTTCCGTTATTAATGGAATCTCAGCCGATCCAAATTTTGACCCTGACGCCAGTACGTCGATAAATTTACCAGCTTCCTCAGACGACGCTCCAAATTGATTCATCGCGTCCGTTAAGTTTTTAGACGCCTCAGGTAACGTCATTCCTGACGCCTGACTCAATATTATAGCTGATTCAGTCAATTCATTTAAAGCCTCAGCATTCGATAATAGTTCAGGCTTTGCCGATCCGATTAATTTATAAGCCTCAATTACAGCCGAAGCTCCTCCCTCGACACCGATTCCAAGCTCATTCGCTTTTTGTTTATAAAATTCTAAATCTTTTCCTCCAGCTCCAGTTATTGCCGAAAGGTCAGCGACAGCCTGGTCAAATTCAACAATCGCCTCGACTCCAGTTCTAACAACTGACCCCACGCCAAAAGCGAGACCTAACTGAGCGAGTCCAGTTCTTAAACCAGCAAGAGCGTTTTTATAATTACCTACATTTCGGAAATTATCTCCGACAGTTTTATCAAGCTTCTTTAACTGAGCGTCCCCTTTTTGAGCTGACTTAGTTACTTTACGATATTGGAGTTCGAGGTCTCGATATGCTTTTGTATTCTTTTTTCCTGAGGATTCAAGAGCTAACATTTCAGCACCGAGTCTTTTACTTTCGTTTTTTAAGGCTCTTGTATTTGCTTCGAGCTTCTTATAAGCGTTATTCTCTTTTTCTAAAGCCTTAATTTTTTTGTTTCGCTCAGTTTGTTCTCTTTTTTCTTGTTGTGCCTTTAGACGAGCTGTCTTTAATTGCTCCTGAGTTAGTTTTTCTTTTTCCTTTTCAATGGCGATTAACTCTCTCTCAGCTGTTAATTTTTGTTTTGTAGCTGTCTCCTTTGCTTTGTCGATTTCAATGGCTTGTTGATTAACTTTATTAGCCTTTTCAACTAATCTAATCAGGTCATTAATACCTTTAGCATTATCAATTTTTAAGGATCCAAAAGCTTTTTTACTTTCCGTTGCTATTCCTTTAAGCTCAGTTTTAAACTTGTCAAGTTTTTGAATCGTCTTATCAGCTGAGTCTCTAACTCCTTTAAATATATCCTCTTTTTCAAAAAGGTCTCTGCTACTTATTTTTTTCGCCATTGTTCGCTTTATTTACTCGATTAAATTCGTTGCTTAAATCAAAAAATTCTTTAACCGATATCTCTTTTACTTTTATCCAGTATCCTATCCATTTACTCAAATGGATTAAAGTTTGTTCTATTGTCGAGCCGTTGCCTCCATTATTCAGAATCCTCTCCAGCTTTTGCGTTTCCATAGCTATTCGAGTCAGCTGAAATTTATCCTCGCTTATAACGTGAGTCAATTCGGCTAAAGCTTTTTTTTTGTACTGATTTAATAACCTTTCGTAATATTTACTCAAACCATACGTTTTAATATATTGGTCGTAAATTTTAGTCCAGGCTATCTCGTCATTTTTTCTATTACCTTTTTTTCCTTTCCTAACAAATTCTTTATTATCGGATTCAGTACATTTTATCCAATTATAAAGAGGCATTTCCTCAATCGTATAATAATACGTCTCTGAGTTCGTTTCTATATTCCTCGACAAGTCTTTCGGTGAGCTTGTCTTTTGAGTCTTGAGAGAGCCAAACAATTTCCTCGCCATATTTTGTATATAAATTTGCATCGTCTTTAATTGGATCGGATTCAATTTCAAAAAAATTATTTCCTAATATCACTCGCATACTGTTATAAAAATCTCCAGTATCAAATAAATTATAAGGAGTTCCAGCTTT